AAGACCCTCACCGCCATCGCGGTCATGGGTGCCGGTTTCCAGATGGGGAAGATCCAGCGGGTCCTGATCGTAGCCCCCACGAGCGTCTGCGCGGTCTGGCCCAAAGAATTCCAGGACTATGCGGATTTCAAATACACCGTGAAACTCCTCCTGGGCACCAAAGCCCAGCGCCTAAAGGCCCTGGATGACCTGGCAGCCTTCCCCTTCCGGGCCCTCAAGGTGGCGGTGATCAACTACGAATCCACCTGGCGCGATGGGGTCTATGAGAAAATACAGGAATTCGACCCGGACCTGATCATCGCGGATGAGAGCCAACGGATCAAGAGCCATGATGCCCAGCAGAGCAAAGCCATGCACGCCCTCGGGGATAAAGCCCGATACAAAATGGTCCTGAGCGGGACCCCGGTCCAGAACAACGCCATCGACATCTGGTCACAATATCGGTTCCTGGACCCCACGATCTACGGGACCAACTTCTGGGCCTTCCGGGCACGCTATGCGGTGATGGGCGGTTTCAACCGGAAACAGGTGGTCGGCTACCGGGACCTCGATCAGCTCATCAAGAAAGAGCACTCCATCGCCTACCGGGTCACCAAAGAGGAAGCCCTGGACCTGCCGGAGCAGACCTTCGAAAACCGCTATATCGCCCTGGAGAAGAAAGAGCGGATGATCTACGACAAGCTGCGCCGGGACAGCTACGCAGAGCTGGACGGCGGCGACCACATAACCGCCACCACGGTCCTGACCAGGCTCCTCCGCCTCCAACAATTCACCGGAGGCTTCCTGGTGGCCGACGATGCCGACCGGCCGCAGCTGGTGAGCCGAGGGAAGCTGGATGCCCTGGCGGATATCCTCCAGGACTACGTGATCGACGGGAAAAAGAAGCTGGTGATTTTCGCCCGGTTCATCCCGGAGGTCCACCAAATCGAAAAGCTCTGCCAGGACATGCTTTATAAGCACGGCCTCCACGAGGTCGCTATCTACGGCGACATTCCCAAAGAAAGCCGGGGCAATATCGTGCGAGAGTTCCAGGAAACCCCGGAGGCCGCCGTGTTCATCGGGCAGATCGACACGGCCGGAACCGGTATAACCCTGACCGCCGCCGACAC